TGGCTTTAATCTCGCAGCATACAAAGTATCCGTACTGTTTGCTATAACCAATAATATCAGGTACTCCTTTTCTACCTATAAATGCTCTACCCCTAACAGCTAAGTTATTATTCCTCCATACTTCGTTACCATTATCCTTTAAATAATCCAACATCATCTTAGTTAACTCACTTGCTGATTGGTATGCCATCACCAAAATTACAATATATTTATTATATATATTAGAACCACCTGATTAACTCATCTGTTGGCATCTTAACATATTTTATTTTATCCTTGACTTTTATCTCACCAATCCTCCAATATCTTCTAGCTTTAACCCTTAAAAACTCTGCTCTTATAAATACTATTCTATCTCTTAGGTCTAAGTTAAAAGCAAAAAACTCTACCCTTTCATCTGATATGCCACTAGGTTGACCATCATTCTCATACTCTAGCATAAAATAACCCTTCTTTAAGGCCTCTGTTTGATGTATGACTAAAACCTTGGTGCTCTTAGCAAATATTCTAATGGCTTGGTATGTACCATCTTTTGCTTTAGCTTCCTCTATTTCAAATTTGCGTCTATTTCTGTATCCTCTATTAGCCATAAAAGTTTTCTATTAGTAAACTTTATCATTATTTGGGGCATTCTTCCATTCATAAATAAGCCATATCCATAGGATACATAAAATCCCGATTGCTGTTTTCATAGTTATAAATTTGTATAGTCTTGAAAAGTCATTGTTTCAGGTAAAAATCTTAACGCTAGATTTTTTGTGGCTCCGTGTCTATTCTTCTCTACTTTACATACTACTAAATCACTTGGGGCATATTCTTTTCCACCAATTTCTACTGATTCAGTTTGTTCATAATAGCCTGGTCGCATAAGCATAATCACAGCATCAGCATCTTGTTCTATTGATCCTGATTCTCTGAGGTCAGATAACTGTGGCATCTTATCTGCTCGTTCTTCTACCCTCCTAGATAATTGGGATAGGGCGATAATAGGTACTTCCAACTCTTTGGCAAGTGCTTTAAGGCTCCTACTAATGTAGGATACCTCTTGCTCTCGGTTTTGGTTTGACTTGCCTGTGCCACTCATAAGCTGAAGGTAATCGATAAAAATAATCTTTATACCATACTTCTGTTTAAGAATAGTTGCTTTTGACCTTAGTTGGGTTACACTAATACCGCCCATATCCTCTATGTAGATGGGGGAAGTAAGTATTTTATCATCAGTTCGCAAAAGGTGAACTTTTTCGTTATCTGTCATTAAATTCATTCTAAGACGTTTTAAGGCTAGTCCTGAACTGATTGACTCTAACCTTTCAACTAACTGATTGGAGCTCATTTCGAGGCTAAAAATGGCCGTAGCGATGCCTTCTTGTATTGCTATCTGATAGATACTTGAAAGCATAAAGGCAGTCTTGCCCATTCCAGGCCTAGCAGCTATGATTACAAAGTCAGGCTTAACCCATCCGCATAGGGTATTGTTTAGCTCCATAAAGCCTGTGTTTATGCCTAGTAATTGACCTTCAGTTGCAGCATCTCTACTTTCATTAAGCTGTAAAATTATTTGGTCTATAGTCTTCTCATATATATTACCAAACTCTTGTAGTCCTAAAAGTTGTTTACCAAAAGTAGATAGGGTATCATCCGTAGATTCAGCACCATCAAAGGCAGCTACTTCCATTAATCTGCCCAGATTAGCTAACTTTCTACGCTTGTATAATTCTATTAATACCTCTATATGGGTGTTTAGGTGTGCAGTTGATACTACGTTATTAGTTAATTTAGAAAGGTATAAGGCTCCTACTTCATCAGAAAGCTTATTATCTATAAGTCTTTGGAACACAGTACTTAAATCTACTTGTATGTTCTTATCATACATCTGCTTAATAGTTCTGAATATTAATTGGTGACGTAGATCGTAGAATATTTCTTCAGTAAGATAGTTCACTACAAAAGGCAAAGCTCTTTTGTCTAGTAGTATTGAGCCTAGGATATTCTCTTCTATCTCTAGGTTTTTAGGTAGGTTTATAACATCCATTATTTAAGCTTTATTTTAGTTTGTGTGTTAGGTTCAAAGTTTTTGCTATTCTTAATCCAAGTTCCTACTCTTCTGCCAATATCAAAGAATTTTTGATCTTGGTATCTCATCTTGCCTTTAGCATCTGCTTCAGTCCAGTAGTCTAAAAAAGATTGGTATTGATTACCAAGTTTATCTTTATGTGTTTCTAGCCTATTAAGAAAAGCTTCCTTTTCGTTATATAGTTTATTATTTATTATAGATGTATTATTAATCAATGTATTATTATCCTTCGCCTTTTCCGAATACCCCCCTTCGGTATTCCGAATACCTCCTTCGGCTTTCCGAATAGGTATTGTTGGTGTTAAAATCCTTTGTTTTACTTGTTTACCATCGTAAACTAAAAAGGTCGTTACGTAGCCTTTCTCTACTAATTGTGATATAATTTCACTAACCCTAGAATTACTTAACTGAAAAAACTCACCAAAATAACTATTACTTGCAAAACATCCTTTCTCAGCATCTAAAGAATCAATTTCTACTAAGAAAAGTTTTTCCATCCAGGAAAGTTTTTGATCTAACCAAACCTCTTTAGGAATCCATACACCCTTAAAATCTCTGTTCATAAAATAAAAAAGCCCCATCAAATTCCCCCCAGTCGGATTGGGGGTTCATATCAAGGGCAATAAGTTCTTAATGAGTATCCGACACTCGCCACAAATATACTAAGAATTAGACAACACTCTAAAAGCCACTATTCTTTCTTTCTCTAGGTGCTGTATCTTAAACTTCTTTCTAGCAATAGGGTTTAATGACTCTCTAATGACCTGTGGTGCTACTTTAGCTTTCCTTGATGCTGAAGCTATAGACTTGAAATGAATCTCCTCTTTAGTATCTACAAATACCATTCTGATTGGTATATTATTCTCCATCCCTCTTATCTCTTGACTCATTTGGTTTAAAGTGGTTTTTTAGTCCTTTAATAAATTGTTGATTGGTTGTATCAAACTCTCTTTTTTTGAAGTATCCTTCATCGATGTTTCCTCCATCCATTGCGTTGGGATACACGAGTATGTCATCATCGTAAAAATTACGGACTCTTCCTGTATCGTAACACACCACTTTCCATACGGTGTTAGTATCTCCTCCGTAATCAATCCAGGCGATTGCTTTGCCGTATCCGAGTGGTGTGTGAACATCTATGGTGGTTTTTAGTTGGTAAATCATTTTAATTTTTTTAGATAGTCCTTAATCTCAAATGCTAACATTGTTACAGAATAAACACATAAAAAAACAGGTACTGCTATAAAAAAGAATCTAAGCATCCCAAAAGTATTTTTTATCATATTATTTCTTTAATGATATTTTAAATGTTGTTGTAGATACTCTAGGAGCTGGATGTACCATCTCGCCAGTTTCAGGATCAACTACAGCAGAAGTAATACTTCTTAGCATCTTTTCTCTTTCTTTAAGAGCATACTTAAGCGACTCAACCTCGTTATTAAGTTTAGTCCAAGCATAATCCTGGTCATAGATGTACTTAATGCCTGATTCAATCTTAGTAACCTCGCTACCTAGCACATCGGCTTTACCTAATGGATACTTAGCTAACTCATCTACTACTAAATCTCTAAGGTCACTACGAACCCCTTCAAATAGTTGAGCAATGGCATCCATACGTACTAATGTTTCAAGTGGGGATTCGCCTGTTTCCTTAAAATGTTCTACAATCGTTGTTTTAATAAGTTCGTTATTAAACTTACTAGGCTCATAGGTGGATAGTTCTACCTTAGGTAAAAATATTTCTGCACTCATTATTTTTTTGTTTTAATTGTGAATGATTCTTTCTTTGATTTCAGCAACATAAGTAACGCTTGGTCACCATCGATGTATTGCTTATATCCATAATATAAATCTACTAGCTCCTTATTTTTAGTACACGCTGTAATGTCCTTAATCAACTGAACCCTATCAATCTCTTCTGCTACCTCTTCTGCAGCTAACTCAATAATCTTAGCCTTTGTATCGGTTTGTGGTGAGGTTTTTTGATCCGTCTTAGAATGGTCAAAGTCCATCTCTTCAGCAGGTGTAGCCTCGAAACCAGCAGCCTTCATTAACCAAGCAAGTAAGTTCCTATAAGCCTTGCCAATCGCCCTTGTTTGTGCCATACTAAGAATAGCATATTCGTCAAAGTATCTCTTAGTTTTTTCGGCATTCGTGCATAAGGCAATACCTGTAGCAACGAGTTGACCTGTATTAATATTGCGAACCTCACAAGTCGCCATATATTTAATAGTAGTTTCATTAGACAAATCTTTTGTATCTGTGATAATTGGCATTAATCCAAGTGAAGCTCCAGCGAACTGCCATCCTTCCACATTTACGAATTGTTTGCCTTGAATGTTTGAGCTTAATCCTTTCTCTTTGATAAGCTTAGATAGTTCTGATGCTAATTGCAGCATTGAGTCTTTGTTGATAAGACTGTACGAAGGGCTAGTTGTTTGTAACTGATCCATAATTTAGGTTTTTTGTTTGTGTTTCTGTGAAATAATAAGCTTCTCTAGTTGGATACTTTTGCCATATAGACAAGATAGATTCCATTAGTTCAAGATTGGCTTGTGAATAGTTGATTTGATGGATAATCTTAGCGACAAATAATCGCTTTTCTGAATCATCCCAAGATGCGAATTGACTTAGCATAGTTTAGGTGTTTTTTGGTTGGTAAATTAAGTTTAAGTAAGAATCTTATTTCTTCAAATTGCTCCGCATAGATGTCATTTGTTTCCATATCCTGACGATGCATACGAAGTCCGTGCAGAACAGTTGTATGGTCACGAAAAAATAACCTGCCTATTGAGGCTACTGTAGAGCCTACGTAGGTTTTTAATATGGCATAGCACATATTTCTTGTAAGTACATAGATACGTGATCTATCTTTAGATAGTACATCTTTGTATCTCACATCCATTTCCTTACAAATGAATTGTATTATTTCCTCTCTGTCTAATTGTTGCTCAATAAATATTCCAGGCATAGTGTAGTAGTTTAGTTTATTCAGCGTAGTCATAAATTTGGTTTTTTAAATCCTCTATCTTTTTACGATAAAAGGCCTCTACAATTTCAATCATCTCTTCATCTGCTTTAGCTAATCTTGTACGAACCTTGTAAGGGGTATATCCTGTTAACTCACAAATCTTTTTTACATCGCCATACTTAAGTAAGGCACGATAATCTTTAATCAGCATTTTTTAGTTTTTTATATAGTTTGTAATGTCTATCGATAGAACGCATAGCTCCTTCAATAGATGTAAAGTAATCTCCTCTCCAATAATAGAACTTATCTAGGGGTTTTTTGCTATCCCAATGGATAAACATACCACGATAGATGTAGTCCTTTTTTAGCCTATGGCTATCTATGGTTATCATAAAATAATCCTTGAGGCCTTTTTGTTTTAGATGGGCTGGTGTTGGGTGCATAAATTATTCTGTTGTTGAATAGATGGTTTCAATTACTTCAGTAGTAGCCTTTAAGGGCACCCCACTAGCAGCATTAATAAATCTGTTATAAGCTGTATCCTTGTTTGTAGAAATGGTGTAATCTACATAGGTACCATTCTTTTCAGTCCAATATCTAATGTCGCCTGTTATTGGGTTAGTTTCTGTAATAAACTCGAATTTAGTCATATTATTGGGATTTTTGGTTGATTTTATTAAGTTTAGTATGCCTTTCAAAATAGGACTGCATCCCACTTGAATTGATTTGACTCTGTATATTCTCATAATACAAAGGATCAAGGAAAGTTTTTGATTGGTAGTTGTAATAGACTTGCTCACCTGGTGAGAAGTTTTTGCCAGTCAGACTGCATCTGCAATCGTACTTGACGGTGATTAATTCAAATGACATAGATGGGTTTTTTGTTTATGTTTGACGAAGTTAAGGAGTTTTTGCTATTATCAAAGATTTTTAGCTGAGTTTTTGTTAATGTTATCATAAAAGATTTTTGGTACGGCAGTTATCCGTACAAGATTTTTGGCTGTGGGATTTTTAGATAGGGTTTTTGGCAGGTTTTTGTCGGGGGTTTTTTGTGGGTTTTTTGGCGGTTTGA